TCGGCCACATCGTCGTTTGCCTTGTCGCTGTCTGGAATCACACGCCAATCGGTACGCGTCTTGGCCTCCATGCCCAGCACGGCATCGATAGCCGGGCCGATAAGCGGCTCAATGGCCGGAGGCAATCCGCGCTCCTTGGCTTTGCGCATCACCTCCGAATCCAGTTGATTGCCGTCGTAATAGTCGCACTCGCGGTCAGCCTTCGAGCGCCACGCCGGTTGATCCTGGCATTCCTGAACCCATTGCGTGAAGGTCAGCAGATCCAGACAGCCGCAGTCTTCCTCGACTTCTACTTTTTCCTCGGCTTGATTCTCTTGTTCCTGGCCTGACATCACGTCGGTCATTGGTTGCACGGTCCTTCTCCTTACGATGTTCGCCAATCTGGCGTTGATCTACGTCTTGAACCGGACCTGATGCCCGGCTTGGGTATTCCTGAAACGAAGGTCATGGCTACGCTATCGCCCTTGTCAGGGCTGCGGCCGATGGCTTCGCGGATCTCATCCTTGTCGCGGATCTGGATGCCGGCATTGACGCCCATCTGCACCACCTTGTAACGAACGGCCGCAAGGTCAGTCGTCAGTTCCGAGTCGGGCGGCAAGGCAATGGGGTTCTCGGCGGTCGGGTCCAGCGCCTCGCGCAGCCGCCAGTACATTTCAGCCCGCTTGTTCTTGAAACGGAGATTGCCGGCGACGGTGAATTCAGTGCTGCCTTCAGATCCAACCACGGCCAGGACCAGCAGATTCAAACCCTTGATGAAATCGAGGGCGCTCGAACCGATGCCGATGGCGTCAACACAGATGCAGGCGCCGTTACGGATCAGCGGCGCGACAAACCCGGCGGCGCTCGGACCATCAACCGTTACGGTTCCCGGTACGGTCAGAATCGTGTCGAACCATTCATCGTGCCGACGTGCAGCCGATGTCTTGTCCTGGCCACCACGCGAAACGTCTAGGCCAAGTGCTGTCATCGGCCCTTTGGCATCCCTCGGCTTCCAGCGTGCTTGTGCAGCCTTGATCCAGTCAGTCGGTATCAACTGCCATACCGGGTCGGATCTGCCGGCCATGAAGTCACCGCGTAGCATCTGGCTACGCAATGGCTCGGGCAATGCCTGAAGCGTTGCCTTGTAGCCAGTCGTTTGCAGGAACAGATTGTCATCGACCGATGAACGGATGAATGTGCGGCTCTTCGGCGCCATCAGTTCTTTGCCGACCATCACCGGCTCGGGGCCGGGAACTTCCTTGTCTTTGCCGTCCTCGTCGGTAACGAACCAGCGCAGCTCGCCATCCTTGGCCGGGTTCGGGTGCTGCGGATCAATCCACGGCGCCCAGAAGCGCACAACCCATTCGCCTTCAGCATCGGTCGGCGGATTTCCGGCACACACCACGCGCTGACGAACAGCCGGATTGTCGGTACGCATCCAGCCGATCAGCGAGCGGAACTGCAATTCGGTGAAGTGGCATATCTCGTCGAACAACTTGGCATCGTGCGGACGGCCTTGATACTTCATCCAGTCGCCAGCCAGTTTCACGCTTCCGAACTCAAGTGTTCGAGAATTCGGCAGTCGCCACAATCCGGTTTGGCTGTTGTAGCCATCACGGGTGCCTAGAATCGTCGTCATACGCTCTTCCATGCCGACCAACTGCACAGCCTCACGGCGGAAGATGATGCTCTTCTCCTGGGCGGTCAGCGACAGACCAAGAAGCAAGTCGGATTTTCCGCCGCCGGCCTGGCCACCATAGAATAGGATGTCAGCCTCGGACTCGAACGCCCGAAGCTGCGGACCAACCTGCGGCAGCCAACGCGGCAATCCATCTGTCAGTAATCGATCAAGCTCGCGCTGCTCATCCGGAGAAAGCTGTTTCATTAACTCGATCAACTCGACCGGCGTCATGTCCATTACGAACTAGCCTTTGACAACAGCATTGCGATACGGCTGGCGCGCTGGGCATCCGTGAGCGTCGTTGCGGTATCGCCTGGCTGAATCTTCTCGTCAATGCGGAGAACCTTGCGCTCGGTTTCAATTCGAGCCTTGCGCATGTCCATCAGCAGCTTGGCCGACTTCACGCGCTGTGGATGCGAGATAGCACCGTTGTAGAAGTCGTTCTTCTTGTCCTGATTGAATTCGTCAGGCTGGCGCATCATGTCGCCGAACTGCTCGAACGCTTCGTTCTGGTCGGTCATCACGGTCAGTTCGATCATCAGCTTGCGCTCAAGCTCTGCCGACTCTGCAAGGTCAGCGTGTTGGGCGAGTACAGCGGTGGCGGATATATTGGCGTTCGCTTCGATCAGTTCCCGCTCGGATACACGCCCTTTTTGTGTAACCTGCGGTGTAACCAGTGCTTGTGTAACCAGTGCTTCAGCCTTGGCATTGATCTTCGCGGAAAGGTCGCGCTCTACGCCTTCCTTATCCCAATGCTTGATGATGGCGGCACGGGACACGCCGTATTCCTTTGACAGTTGAAGAACAGACTTGAAGCCTGTACGCCAATCCGGCTCCATCGCTTCCCAATCAACGGGCGGGCGCTTCGCTTTCCCGTCAGCCATTCTTAGCCCCATGCGGATTCACGAACGGGCGAAAGTTCCCTACCCGGTACGTCAGGCCAAAGCCAAGGAACTGGAAGGCATCGACGCTACCGATTCCGTCGAACTCTTCGCCTGGTTGAACATCGGCCAGGCTGCAGGCGATTTCATAGTCTCCCCACTCCGACCAGTTCGAGGCGACAGGATCGCCGACATAGCGCAGCGCCACATCCTCGGTGATAAATCGAGGCACGATGAAGTCCAAGGCAAACAGCAGCGTGGTTATCGCCTTGTCGAAAAGATCAAGCATTGGATACCTCCTTGGTGGCGAGCGCTGCCGACACGCGACGACCAATCACTGCAATGGCCATGCTCCAAAACATGCAATCGCAGAAATCATCGTAAGGGATAACAACCTTCTGGCACTCCGTTGTCACCGTCAGCGTGCGCTCCGCGTCGTTCGCCTTCACCTCAAGGCTCATGCCGGGATTCCCGCAACACGCCTTGATCCCATCGATCATCCGTTGCCAGTTGTGCGCTCTACCGAACAGTTGCATGGTTGCCTTCCTTCACCTTCATGGCCTGGGCGAGAATCTTCCCTACGGCTTTCTTGTCCTTGCCGAGTTCGCGGGCGATTTCTGCCTTTGATCGCCCAGCCCTGAACATATCCATGGCCCTTTGCCGCTCCCCGATTGCTGCGCAAGATTCATTTGCCATTTTTTACCCGTTTGCTATACTGTGATTGCCTACTGTACATCAACCATTTTACATCGGAGTGAAAAATGTCAAGCATGAATCGTCAAGAGTACGAAAAATCCCGGCGCCTCTACCGGGACAACGGGCGCTATGCCCTTCGCTGGATGGATGAGTCAGCCCGGTTGGTCTTTCAGCGCCTACATGTCAGACGCGGCGAAGACTGGCTCGAAGAGCGCGCTGACATGTACCGGATATTCCGCAAGGTCGGCATCCATTGCGATGCGCGCAATACGCGACGCTTCCCTGAGTAGCTAGGCCCATGCCCCTACCGGGGGCATCCACCTATCCACTCGCTTACGGAGAGCGAATCATGAGTAATCAACAAACTAAATTTACCGTCACCCTTGCCGATTTGCGCAAAAACGGAGCCTGCATCGGCGGATACAACAAAGTTGTTCGAGCCATCCAAGGAAAGCCATTCTCGGATGATGATGGCGAACGGGAGACGTATATCCGATTCCCCCGTAAAGACCTGATAAGTATTGTTTCAATTCTAGCCAGCAACGGAATTGAAGATGCGATATGGGCATTGTGTTGCATCGAAAACGCGGGACGAGACAGAGACATTCGACTATTCGCCGTTTGGTGCGCTCGTCAAGTAGAACACCTGATGACAGACCAGCGCAGCAAAGATGCCTTGGATGTCGCAGAGCGCCACGCCAACGGATTAGCTACTGACGGCGAACTGGCCGCAGCTTGGGCCGCAGCTAGGGACGCAGTTTGGGACGCAGCTAGCGCCGCAGATTGGGACGCAGCTTGGGCCGCAGCTTGGGCCGCAGCTAGGGACGCAGCTAGGGACGCAGCTAGCGCCGCAGCTTGGGAAGCAGCTAGCGCCGCAGCTTGGGACGCAGCTTGCGCCGCAGCTTGGGACGCAGCTAGCGCCGCAGCTTGGGACGAAGCTTGGGCCGCAGCTAGGGACGCACCTAGGGACGCAGCTAGCGCCGAACAATCAAAAATGTTGATCGATATGTGTGAAGGTCGCGCCCCATGGCAGAAAGGAGTCTGACCATGAAACGCCAACCCATCATCCAAGAACTGCGCGAAGACCCTGCCCTATGCGTCGTCGCCATCAATTGCATCGCGCTAACCGTTGCCTGGGCATGGTTAGTCGTTTCGGTGCTGTTCTGATTGCCTACTGGAAACCAATCATGGACCGTCGATCAAATCAAAAGCAATCCGAGATTGTCGAGCTCGGCATCTTCGTTTGCGAATACTCAAGCGTTCGCGCCGCGGCCTTCTGCATGGCCCGTTCTGGCGTGGATATTGGCATTGCGCGCCGCGTACTTCTCACACCGGCCAAGCGCCGGAAAGGACATTAAAAATGAAAATGGCTAAAGCCTCTGAGGAGGACATCAACATGGCAATGGAAATAGCCAACGTGCTTGACGACATCGAGCGCGGATACTTCCCCATGAAG